AGTTTGTTACTTAAGCGGGTATAATGCCCGCTTTTTTGCATAAAAAAATGACCCGTGATTATACGGGTCTATTTAGAATCAATAATTGAATTTTGCAGATCGTCGCGAACGTCCTTTAAACCTTCAATGCCGTTTCCGTCGATTGAGTGATTAACCAACGCATTTAGACTTCTTAATATTAGCTTGTCTGTCTTGCGCTTTTCCCTGCTGTCGTCTTCAAGTCGTTTAATACGCTGTTCATGGTCGCGGATTTCGTCAAATGGTTTATGTACAAGTTTTGAAAATGAGATCAGCGCCGTCACTGCACCGATAAACCAAAGAAGCGCCGCGACGGAAATATTAATATCTGTCATCCAACGCCGTTTCCGCCTTCCCAATACTTACGGCTTGAAGACTTCAAAACAGAACCGATAAACGTAGACACGGCCGTTATTGTCGCCGCGATCAGCGCGCACTCTTTAATTCCCCAAATTTCGCCAATAGCAATAACAAGCGTTGCAAGCGCCGGAAGAACATTAAGACACAGCGTTTTTAAAAAATCATAGGTTTTATTACTTAACATCTTTTTCACCTCGCAGAATCGCGTTTGCCTGTGTGATCAATTCGGACGCCCGGCCGATAACGTATAAATACCAATCAATGCGGCGTTCCAGGTCTGCGATTTTTTCATTGTCTTCGGTGCTGTCCGAAAGTTTAACCCATTCTTCACGCGCGGCAATCCATCCCGGCGAAATCTGTAACCACATATAGCCGTCATTCTGTACGAATCCGTACACGTCGAATATGTCGCCTGTGTGTGCCTGTCCGATCGGCGCGCCGGTTAATGCCGGTTCTGGTCGAATGTTTAAGTTATTTACCAATACTTCGGCATTTGCAAACACCTGCATATCGTTATTCCATCCTTTCCAGCGAAACGCGCCCATGATGTCCAAAGGAATATCGGCGAAAGTAAAGCCACGAAACGCGCCTTGGTTTTCACCAAAGAAACGCCCGCGGCCGTCGCCTGTGTATTCCGTAAAGATTGCAACATGCGAATCAGGGCATGAAGATCCACGCGCCCAAAAACAAATATCACCTTTTTGCAACTGATCGGCAGCCGCTATAAAATCAAAATTTTTGTAACTTTGCGGCGTGTCGTATCGCGTTTCCCAATAGCCACTTGCCCAGCCTGTCCCGGTCGGGTATGGTTCTATGCCCAGGTATCGACAGAACACGCGGAAACCGTCGACACATTGTGCGCCGTATGCGCCATCGTCGTCGATTTCCTTGCCGTTATATAATTCGATGAATTCGTCAGGCGTTCTCATGAGAAACTCAACGTAATGTTTCCGTAAAACGTAACCGGCGTGTTAACTGTTGCGTCCGAAAAAGAACTTGAAGTGACGATTGTTAACCTAACAAGTCTATCGGAAACCTTAGCGGCCGCAATCGTTGCGTTGCTTGTCCAATCGTAATCATTTGTTGACGCGTTGTTAATGTATCCGCCAATGCCACGCATGCTACCGGTTAAACGTGTAACAGTAACTGTGTTGATTTTGGTAAGCAGTTTGTCGACCGGCACGGTGATAATAATGTTTCTGTTTCCGTACGTGATCATTCCACCGGCATTGACGTTACTAGTCGTAGCAAACGTATCTGACGCGTGGTAATAAAGCGCGTTTTCTACTGCTTCAAGCGTTGATTCTATCGGCGACGTTGCATTAGTAACCGCGGTTGTCACAAATTCGGTTGTTGCTATTTGCGTTGTGTTTGTTCCTGCCGTTGCTGTCGGCGCTTTGGGTATACCGGTGAATTCTGGGCTTATAATCGTTGCGCGTGTTTGAAGTTGATCAAACGTAACCCAGTTACGGCCGGTTGATGTGATCAGCATTTCAGTACCGCCACCCGGGTAAAGAAATCCGATTGAATTTGTCGCGGGGAACGCCTTCAAAATCATCGTGCCGTCGCGGTATGTAAACGGGATTTCGGCCGATCCTGTCGACGGCAGCGCGCCAACGTCGGAAGCTGTCAACGTAATATTACCGTCAACAGGCTGTATATTGTTGACGCTTGCCACTGCGCCTTCGCCAGCATCACCGCGCGGTATCGTAAAATTCAAAACCGCATCGGAAGCTGTGCCGGTGTTTGTAATAATTACATTTGTTCCAGGCGCGCCTGTTGTTACCGTACCAACGGTAATCGTTCCGCTGTCGCCCTTTTCGCCGTTTCCGCTAACAATTGTGCAGTCGTTTTCTGCGTCGTCTGTAACGGTGGCATTTGTGAATTTAAGCGTTACCCGGCTTGTCAGTTCCGTTCCTGCTGAATTTATTATTTTATGTCCGTAAGGCGTGAATGTAACCATGTTTGTTGATACTTCCGCTTTAGCGTTTTTAATCATTACCGTCCCGTTTTTAATCGACGGCCTGCCATTTTCGCCCATAACGGTTAATCGGTCTGGCCGCACGGTTACCGTGCCGTCTGACGCGCCGCCCACGCTCATAGCGGCAAATTTTAGATACTTCGGAACACCAAAAGAAACGCCGCTATCGTTTTGAACGATAGACCCGCCGCCGCCTTCAACTGTAACCACTGTCGTGCCGTTTTCCGCGTCGTCTGTTACGGTGGCGTTTTTAAACTGCAACTTTCCTTCTTTCGGCATTGCTGTGCCTTCAGAATTTAAAATCTGATGCCCCGCGCCGCCGGTTGTCTTCAGCTGGTTAACAAACTGTGCGTCCGAATCGCTGTACAAATGGTTTTCCCAGAATTGCGCGTCTTCTACCTTTGCGGGTGTTGTTTCTGTCCATGTTTTGCTTCTTAAATTCGGCATTTTTTCACCTCGTTAAACATTCGTTAATTCGTGCCATGATCCGTACGTGTTGCCGTAACAATAGCGCCAATATACGCGCGTACCGTAAACTGTATCTGTTTTGAACTGTATTCCATAATCGCCATCAGTCGACGGGTCGCGATTGTCCGTATAGTTATGAACATGCCGTACCGTGCCGGCAACCGTTGCAGAATTCGCGCTTGTCGCAGTCGTCGCGCTGTTCGCGGTCGTGGCGCTGTTCGCTGTCGTTGCCGTTGTTGCGCTGGTTGCCGTCGTCGCTGTGTCCGCAGATGTTGCATGATTGGCGTTAGTTGCGTTTGTGGCGTTTGTGGCGTTTGTCGCTGTTGTTGCCGTCGTTGCGCTGTCCGCTTTTGTCGCCGTATTGGCTTTGTCTGCCGTTCCTGCGCTTGTGGCGTATGTTGCGTTGTCGGCCGTTAACGCGTGCTGTGCTTCCCCGGCGTTTACAGGATCGCTTACAAGTTTGCCGATAACAACATATTGTTCGGATATTTCTTCAATCAAAACCCTGTCGCCTGCTTCCGGATAATAAGACGACAGAAACGTATAATGCTTTTTGGTCGGCGTTGTTTCGCCGTCAACAATAAGCGAAATACCGTCAGCTGCTGCCGCGCTGATTTTGCCCAGAATCATACAAAAATTCGCCTTTCTGCTTTGTGTTGCATGCGCATCGAATTTATAGAAATGTCAATTGTCCATGCCGTTTCTGTGTAAAGTCCTTCAATTAGATTTGTAGAAATCTGCACAGTGCTGCCGAAATCGTGCCCGGCTTCTATAAGCGTGTTGAATTTGACGGTTTCCGTTGTTTGCATCGCGTTAAATAGTTCAGCGTCTACATATTCATGTAATACTGAAGTGCTAGCAACGTTTGAAAGTTTGATAACCTTAACAACCTTATACCCGCGCCGCGGAATTGAAACAACAGACCCAGGATCGTTATTTTCACGCTTGTAAACAATTGGGTCTTGCTGTGGATTAGACAATACGCCAACTATAACATTTGGCTTTGAATAAACGTCCTTTGCTTCTTCAATCGTGCCAATCAAATTAAACACATTGAGTTGATCCCGGTACACAAAATCAGCGGTGTTTTTCACCGCTTTCTTTGTAATATAAACCGTGCCGTTTGCGCCCTGATAAACGGGGTTGTAATTCAATTCAGCAAGTAACGTATTAATCAGATCTAAATACGTCGTGCCAATTTCAAATTCGCGTGATATTGCTAATTTCGCATTGGTCTGGTCGATTATGTAATGCACAAAATTGCAATCACGCAAAAGGCCTTCGATTATCGTTTGATAGCTTGTATTCTTTGCGTAATACGCGCGGTCGGTTAATGCCGCCTGTTTCAATAGCATTGTTTCGTCGTATGCTTCGATGCTGTAATGGTTTCCCGTCTCTGCATACGTTTCAGGCGCGTTCATGATCATAAATTGACCGATCGGGTATTCCTGCCCGTCTTCGATCAAAACAGCGCGCAAACGGTCGGAAAACATATCAAACGTCAATGTTTCATAATCATAAATGCTATTAACAAAACACCAGGTATTATTAAAATACCGCGTCCCGTCAAAATAGATGTAATCGCGTACCTGTGTCTGTATCGGGTACATCTCTGTTGCATCGGCTGAAATGGTCGCCTGCAATCCGCGTTTTACAGCTGCGGTTGAATCAAATTTAATGGTGCAGCTTCTGCATTTCAGCTTCCCGATCGGTATGTTATTTCTTAAGATTTCCAGCTTAAAATCACGCATCGTAATTTATCCTGTCATCGTAATGTGTAACCTGTAATTCTGCGCTTGTTTCGTTTCCAAATCGTGATTCCGTGCGCCCGATTGAAGTTATGCAAACATACGCACCATTTCCGTACATGTCTGCGTAATACATGGTTTTGCCAAGCATTTCTTCGATGTTTACATAATCTTTAAATGTGACCGTAAACCTTGCTTCACGCATTTTTGCAAAATGGAATTCCGGACGTTCCGCGCCGATGAATTCTGCCGTATCAAATACTGCGGTTACGTTATACGCAACGCCGACAGGCGACGCCAAACGCCGGTTAACGCGGTATATTGTGCCGTCCAGATCAACAAGCATATTTGTGTTTGTCGAAATATTAACCGTCTGGGTAGACTGCGCCGAATTGTCGTACGATGTTACGCCGATAACCGTGTATGTTGTTTTTCCGTTTGCAAAATAATCGTAATACGTGTCGCCGGTCGTTACTCCGATCGGCACGCCGTTTCGTAAAATGTAATATTTCGCGTATACATCCGTTGCGGATATGTTAATGATTAGACCCGGATTGCCCATGGTAACCGTAAACGGCGGCGGTGTCAGATACGCAATAATCGTAAATTGCCGCGTCAACCAGTTTGATGCGACACCCAGCGCGTTATAAATTCGCACGCGGACAGAATATCCGCCCATCGGAAAATAATTAGTTGCCTGATATGTTTTATTGCCAGTGTACACCGTCCCCGAATCTTCGAAAATGTCGCCGGCTTTGGTTAAAAACTGCACTTGATATGCAACTTGCGCCGATGATTCCCACGACACAGACGGACGACCGACAGTATTTAAACGCGTAAGCGTTGGCGCTGCCGGCGGTATGTTGTTTACAAACGAATTAACCGCGGAAAAATCGGACGCCAGCAAATCTTGATTGAACACACGCACGCGCCAATATGTCGTTCCAGAATTCGGAACGTACGCCGTATATGACTGTGCAGGGCTTTCAACCTGTACCGCCAAGCCGTGCCAATCGTCGACGCCATTAGTCGACCAATGAATCGTAAACGCGCGCTGTTTTGTGCCAGTGGATATTGAATAATTCCATTTGAACGTAACATTACCGTACGTAACTGCATTAATCGGTGACAAAGCCGTAACCGACGGTTTTGCGTCAACCGTGGAAACGTTGCCCATGTTAACACGCGCCGTCTGGTTGTCGTCCACGGTGATGATTGCGTAAATATTGTATGTGTTGCCTGTTGTAAACGTATTCGCAGGGATATTTAAATTAGATCCTGTGAATGAAATCGTGCTGTAGTTAGACGCACTTGACAGTTTGTAATAAAACACGCCGCTTTTGATTGTGTACTGCGTGTAAATTGTGTCTAAGTGATCCGGTGTAAACTGTATGGAATTTGCAACATCAGGCCGCATATATCCGCCTTTAAACGACGCTGAAATAACAGGCGTTGCCTTGTTTGTGCTGTATATCGGCGTTGCGCTTGCGCTACTGAATGTTACCTGCGCATAGTATTGCGTGCCAGATCTGAAACATGTATAGCCAAAACCGCCACGCGTCGAACAAATAGACGTTTCCGCGGTAAATCTTACTTCTGCACCTGTGTAAAAATAACCCTGATAAAAGCCGTGGTATACGTCTTCCACGTCGTCAATACCATCACCTGTTCTAAGCGTTAGGCGGTAATACGTGTCTATGTTTGTTTGGAAAGTAGAACCCATTACGGCCGTAACATTGTAGCCGGTAACAAGGTTGTGCGGTTTTGACGTATCCGGCGTTATTGTACACGTTACGCCATCTCTATAATTTGGCATATCAATACCCCATGCGCGTCGTTAACTGCGCCTGTTCCTGTATCTTTAACAGGTCGTCCAGATCGTTAATATGGTCAACGTTAACATTAACCACTGTCGGATTGTCCCAATTTCCGGAATCTGTATATTCGTTTGCGGCGTCGGTGGATTTCGTCCACGTATAATCAGAATCCTTTACGTAATACCTTGTATCGCCGGACGGATCTTTAAATTGCTTTACTTCGTCCTTGTTCATCCAGTACTGCGCGTCGTGACTGTTTAATTCGTGGTATCCGGCAGTATCCGAACTAAATTGATCCCATTCGTTATCCCATTTTTTCTTTTTAAAATAGCTAAACAGGCCAATCAATGCGGTAATAGCCGCCGCTACTGCTGCAATAACCGGCAGAATACCGCTAAACGCCGCCGCAATACCGCCAGCGCCTGCAACGCCTGCACCTGTCAGCGCTGGAATAACCGTTGTTGAAATAAACGACATTGCTGTTGACAGTTTGCCGAACAGATCAATACCGCCTGAAATCAATTTCAAAATCGGCGAAACAGTCGCGCCTACCGCTAACAGCGTTGTAATAAATGATAGCGTGTCGCTGTCTATATTCGCGATAAATTCAAGCACCTTACCGCCAATTTCAAGCAGTTTTTCCATTGCCGGTACAAAGTTTTCGGCAAGTGCCGCGCCTGACGTTAAAAAAGCCGCCTGCGCTTTCGCTTTTAATTCGTCGATCGCATCGTTAAATTGATTTGCCGCGTCCAGGGCATCCTGTGACAGAATCAATCCTGCGTCTTCCGCTTCTGCCCCTAACTGTCTTAACGCCGCGCCGCCGTCGTCAATGATCCCCGCTAAATCATTAGCAGATTTGCCGAAAATCTGCATTGCCAGCGTGTCGCGGTCGGTTTCGTTTTGCACCTGTGACAACGCCTGTATGGTGTCGTAAAATATTTCATTAACAGAACGTGTTGAACCGTCCGCGTTGATCAGTGATACATGCAGTGTGTCAAATGCTTCACTGCCGGAAGCAACCGCACGCGTAAGTTTTGCCGCCGCGCCTGTGATCGTATCCATTGACACGTCGATGCGGTCAGACGCGTATTGCATCTTTTGCAATTCTTCGGTACTAAAACCCGTCTGTTTTGCCAGGGTGTTAAGGTCGTCGGCAGTCTGCCCGGCTTTTACCGCAAGCCCAACAAGACCGGCAAGGCCAGCCGCGCACGCTGCGGAAAATCCTTTTGTCTTTTCTGCTAATTCGCCGGTTACCTGTCCGACTGCCTGCAATGTTGGGGAAAGTCCAGACAGCTGTGATTTATAGTTTTTTAACGCGCCTTCAGTTGCGATAATTTCGCGTTTTAACGCATCCTGCTGTTTTATAGCCGCTTCCGACTTGTCGCCGGACGCCTGCAACTGTTCAAGCGCTTTTCTTTCTTCGCCAAGTTTCGCTTTCGTGTCTTCAATTACAGACGAAAGCATTTTTTGTTTCTGTGCTAGTAATTCGGTGTTTTTAGGATCAAATTTTAAAAGCCTGTTAACGTCGTTCAAATCGCTTTGTGTCGACCGTAAACGGCTGTTAACGTCCTTCAGCGCTTCCGTTAACTTAACGGTATTAGCGTTTAATTCTATGGTTATACCTTTGATTCTGTCTGCCATAAACACCTACCAATTCTTCACGTCGTCGGCGGTCGCGATTTTTGCATAGTCGTACCCGTCGTTTGCTTTTTCTGTGAACATGTCAATTATTAAACCTACGTCTAATAATTCTAGATCCTGCATTGATAACCCTAATTCAATGCAACGCAGAAGGAAAAGCGGCGTTGTTAGCCGCCTTTCCGTCTGTCCCGTTACTTTTTTTTTGCTTCTACTGTAGGCATGCCGGACAGATTCCACAACTCAATAAGCGACGGCAACACGACGTAAATAGAAAATGGGTTGAACTGATCAAGCCA